AGGCTTGGCTGGGTATGGGTACTGCGCGGGTAAAAGGAGAGCAACGATGAGCTACAAGACAGACCCATGGAGCCCGCTGTATGGTGGGGCAATCAGTACACCCGGCGCCTGTTGGGTGCGGTTGCGGGACCGCGTGTGTTTTGCTGTCGTGTCTTACGCTGAAGGCCGATACGTTCTGGCGAACGGCGCGGGTGCGGAGATTACCGTGACGACGGATGAACTCGGCACCGCATTTGCCCCGACATGACCAAATAATCAGCACCCTCGGTTCTTGTCTGCGCCGGGTTTCTTGCAGCGGTGCATAAGGAAAGGTGAAATGAAAATCTTCGTTTTCGGTTCTAACCTCGCAGGGCGACATGGGGCAGGCGCTGCGCTGCACGCGAAGAAGTTCTTTGGCGCCGTCTATGGTGTGGGGGTGGGGCGCACGGGCGATGCCTATGCGCTGCCCACGAAAGACCACTGGATGTGCCCCCTGTCCCTTCCTAGAATCAGTAGCCACGTGCAGGCCTTCCTACACTATGCCCGTGAGCACCCGGAGCTTGATTTCCAAGTCACCCGCGTAGGCTGTGGGCTTGCGGGGTACACCGACGAGCAGATCGGCCCAATGTTCACAGGCGCTCCGAGCAACTGTGCGTTGCCCACGGGGTGGGGAGGAAAAGAGTAAACTGCTGCTACTTTCTATCTTTTCTACGCTATTTTCAAATCAGAGGACCTAAGCAATGTCTAGACTAGGGGGGCGCCAAGCTGGCACCCGAAACACAACTGCGTTGGAACGGATCAAAGAGAACAAGGCGCGGCTGGAGAAACTACTCCTCGACCGAGCCCTCGCTGGGGACATACAAGCCATCGAGGCTTGTCTTCGTCACATCGCAGAGGACGAGGTGGTAGAAGCAAAAAGTACTCCCACCAAAGCAGGTAAGGCCAAGGCACCCACACCACAGCCCACCTCATGAGCAAGGCTTCGGAAGAAGCGGGAGTGCTCTACAACCAATTCCTTGTGCTAGAGCCTCAAGCCCGCGCGGCCTTTCTTTCTCTGCTGCGAGGCACAGGGGAGTTGAAGAGTGAAAAGCTCAAGCAACCTCCAGAGCGCCTTCCCGCAATGCTCTACAGCCGAATCGCCGAGAAGCTCTATTCATACCAAGGCATCAAGCTACCACCGTTGGCTGCATTGCAGAAAACAAGTGCTGAAGAAGAGCTGGTTGCAGCACTCCACTGGCTGAGTGATGGGAAGAAGATGAGCTTGGAAGAAAGGACTGGTCTCCTTGAACTCACTGCGGAGACGATGGCGAGGGAGGTGCGGTGGGGGAACAGCAACACGAGGACGGATGCAAAGACCGTTGTCCGCCTCCTCGCCCGCATCCCTTCTGCGGTAGACGCAGCCTTTCCCGGCTACCGCATGCACGGGATGCTCCTCGCTGTTGCTGCCAAGATTGGGAGTGGAGAGCTCCCGATTGTGAAAGAGGAAACATAAGAAAACCGTTCGCCCCTCGCGGTTGTTTGGGGGGCAGTCAATGTTGGAGAAACGAAAATGGGATCAGGAAGATTTGATGCGCGGGCTTATGCAGCCTACGCAAGCACCACGGTCGGGAAGAGCACCGACGAGATTTACACGTCGCGCAACATGAGCCCGACGCTCGACCCGAAGGGCGTCAAGGTGCGTGAGTCCCGGGACAGCCCGGACAACCCGGCGAGCACCCCGCTGATTGTGGCGATAGATGTCACGGGCAGCATGGGCATGATTGCAGACGTGATTGCGCGCCAAGGGCTGGGGACACTGTTCACCAGCATCCTTGACCGCAAGCCGATCAGCGACCCCCACGTCATGTTCATGGCGGTGGGAGATGCGAATTGCGACAGCGCACCGTTGCAGGTCTCGCAGTTCGAGGCCGACAAGCGGATCATCGAGCAGCTCACCCAAATCTACTTGGAGCACGGAGGCGGCGGGAACGACAGCGAGTCCTACAACTTCCCCTGGTACTTCGCAGCCTTTCACACCGTGCACGACAGCATGGAGAAGCGCGGCAAGAAGGGCTACCTGTTCACTGTCGGGGATGAGTGTGCGCCCGCACCGCTGACGAAGGCGCAGATCAAGCAGTTCACCGGCGCGACGCTTGAGGCAAATCTTTCCTCGGCGGATATGCTGGAGATGGCAAAGCGCTCGTACCACGTCTTCCACATCATCGTCGAAGAGGGCTCCTTTGCCCGATCGCACCTGGATCGGGTGGTTGGCAGTTGGACCACGCTGATGGGGCAAAACGTCATTCGGCTGAAAGACCATACCAAGCTGGCCGAGACCATCGTCAGCGCCATCGAAGTGACCGAAGGTCGTGACGCGGCCGATTCCACCAAGGGGTGGGGTGGAGCGGGGAGGGTGGTCTACGACGCGGTGAAGAACCTGCCTCGGAGTCCGGGTCCGCGGTTGCTCGGCACGGCCTAGTCCCATGCCCTGGGAGCGCTCAGCGCTGTATGGGCAGGTGGAGACTTTCTCTGCCTGCCCCAAGTGCCACTGCGTTGGTTAATGCAATGACTGCACTGTCTAGAGAAGAACTTATTCGTCTTGCTGAAGCAAAACCTACAACTGAGTTTGAAAAAGTGGCTGCTGCGATGCGTGTAATGGTTTCGTCCCATAACGGCGGTGCGCCTAGAGAAAAAACGATGTGGGATGTGTTGAAGTATCCGAATGCGTTTTCTCTGGATACACTTCGCGTTATGGAAGAGTGGCCATATTTCAAAGACTAAAACTGTGAAAGTAACGTTCAAGCATCAAGGAGAGCATCTAGCCTCTGCCAGATACCGGACCATCATTCCTTCAAGAGAGTTGGCAAAACTCGGTGTAGGGCAGGGCAGTGACTGGCTCATCATTGGTAAACATAACTGGAAGTGGGAGGATCAGGTACAGGGGTTCAAGAAGGAGCGGGTGGAGAAGGCTTATTGGACTGCCCTATTGCTGCGTGATCTGCGACAACTGTTGGAACATCGTGGGGCATGAAGCCCCAAGAACAAAGGAGAAACAAACATGAAAGCCCGTGCCGTTATCGGCGCAAATTTCGGAGACGAAGGCAAGGGCCTGTTCACCGACTACCTCTGTGCCCAGGGGGCGGGTATGGTGGTGCGTTTCAACGGGGGCGCGCAAGCGGGGCACACCGTGGAGACCCCGGAAGGAACGCGCCACGTCTTTCACCACTTTGGATCAGGTGTCTTCCGTGGGGTGCCCACCTTCCTTTCTCAGTTCTTCATGGTCAACCCGATCCTGTTCCTGAAGGAGTTGGATGTGCTTTCGAAGCTCGTTGGCTTCACCCCGTGGGTCTACGCTCACCCCACGTGTCTGGTCACGACGTTTGCGGACATGCTCATCAACCAGCGCCTTGAAGACGCACGTGGTGCAGCAAGACACGGCAGCGTGGGGGTAGGTATCAACGAAACCTTCGAGCGCTCTGCCGTCCCGTCACTGCGCATCACGATGGCGGACTTGTGGAATGAGAACTTGCTGTCAAGTCGGTTGGTAGAAATCTGCGACCGCTACGCTGCGTTTCGCACAGGCTCCCCTATCGACAACGCAGGCAAAATGATCGAGGCTTTCATGAAAGCCTGCACCACAGTCGCCTCCCGCATTCACCCGCTAGGCATTGAGCAGTGCGTGGACCCGGTGTTCGAGGGGGCGCAGGGCTTGCTGCTCGATCAAGACAACAAGGAGTTCTTCCCGCATGTGACCCGTTCCCATACGGGGATGAAGAACGTCCGTACCTTGTGCGCGCAGATGGGCATCGAAGACATCGAGGCCTTCTACGTTTCCCGCACCTACCTCACGCGACATGGAGCAGGCCCGTTGCCTGGAGAAGACCCGGGGCTCTCCTTCGAGGACAAGACGAACAACGAGCACCCGTACCAAGGCAAGCTCCGGTTCGCCCCCCTGGACACGGATGCCCTGATTGCTCGGTGCAAGGAAGATGCGGGGGGTGCAGAAATGCGGCTGGTCCTCACGCACTGTGACCAGCGCCCGGCACCGATGCGTGCTGACTTCTACAGCCATGGGCCCACTCGGGAAGACGTTGAAAGGAACCCGCGTTAGTATTCGTTCCGGGACTGCACGAAAACAAAAGACAGTCCCTGTTTTCGTTAGGAGGAGTAATCAAGATGACAAAATTGCATGAGTTGTTGGCGGCGGAGAAGACGCCAACGGGAGCGTGGAATACCTTGCGGGAGGAGACGCTGAAGAAGTTCAAGAACGCGGCGCAGTTCTTCCAGGGGTACTCGAAGAGCCTGGCGATGATCGAGAACAACCCGGCCAACACCGCTGAAGAAGAAAAGTCGCGGGAAGACAAGCCGGTGACGACCACCGTGTACGACACACTGGAATACGCCCTCAAGCTGTTCGCCAAGGCTGAAGACTTGCAGTACCAGAAGAACGCCACGAACCGCGTCGCCAAGGCCACGGTGATGTGGGAGGGCAAGCCGTTGCTTGTCGACCTGCCGGTGGACGAGTTGCTGGGGCTTGAGGCACGGCTCACGAAGATTCGGGAAGTCCTCGAAGCCATCCCCACGCTCGACGCCACGAAGCACTGGGAACTCGCTTCTACCATGGGGGATCACCTGTGGGAGTTGGCGATAGCCGAGAAGACAACGAAGACCAAGAAGGTTGTCGTCCCCGTGACCATGTCCCCTGCCACGGACAAGCACCCCGCGCAAATCCAAGCAGTGACGGAAGACATCGTGGTGGGCACCTTCTCGAACATGCGCCGCTCGGGCGAAGCAACGACAGTGCAGAAGTCAGACGCCCTCATGCGTATCGATGACCTGTTGGTTGAAATCAAGCAGGCCCGGATGCGGGCAAACGAAACCGTTGTCGCCTATGGAAATATCGGTGACACTCTCATCAACCTGATCTTGGAACCTTTGAAGAAATGAAGTTGGGCAAAGCCCGGGGGCTCGCTGCCTCCGGGTCGTTAGCGTTAGTGGCAGCGTTGGAGTTCGCTTCTTCGTATTACCCACCAACCTTAGCGTAAGGCACGTGAGTGGCAAAACTATTACTCCTCGGAAACGCGGGTTCGAATCCCGTGGGACCCCCCTAAGCATCTTCCCGCAAGAGGTTGCTTAAGGGGTCCCTAGTCCAGTGGCTTAAGACGCCGGGGTCTGTTAAGCGTTATCGTCAAACTGTCACGAGCGTGGGGAAACCGAAACTTCTCGACACAGCAGGAACGCAGTGCTCGGGGGGTTTCCCAAAGGGAAAGCAAACCTTTTGGGAAACCCGTGTTCCGTGAACTTTCCCCCACCTGAGATAACCCAAAAAGGAACCCTCAATGATCCCGATCTTCCCTGACCGCAACGTCGGTCCCGCTGCCTACAAAGCAATCGCCGAGCATGGCAAGCTGCTGGTCTCCAACATTTTTTATACCTTCCAAGGAGAAGGCCCCTACGCGGGCCAGCCCGCCGTATTCGTACGACTCTCGGGGTGCAACTTGGGGAGCAAGTCTGAGTGCCCGTGGTGCGATGCAGACTACCGCTTCGACAAGGGTGCCGTGTTCAGCGCCAGCAACCTCGCCGCACGGATCAGGTTTCACGACAAGGCCCGTCTCATCGTGCTCACAGGTGGCGAGCCACTGTTGCAGATGTCCTCCCTTGTCCCCGTCATGATCGAAGTGGAGAGGCTCAACCGTGCGAACTACACCTGGCAGTTTGAAACCAACGGGGTGCTTCTAGACCTGAGGATGATAGAGGATCTAGATGAGCTTGGCCTCGACTTCTTTTTCGTCATCAGCCCCAAGATCATAGGTGGCAAGTATCAACCCTTGCCCGATTTCCTAGAGGATTTCGTTGATAGGGTCGCATTGAAGTACATCGTAAGCGCGGACCCGGACAGCTCCTACCACAAGCTGCCTACCTACACCGTACCCCACAACACTCGCATCTACCTCAGCGGTCAGACGGAGTATGGTCCAGGAGATGTATTGTCAAGCCCCGGTCTTCCCGTGAGCCTCTTCCGTATGTCTGAGGAGGGAAGACAGCGCACATCGGAGAACTGGGCCTATGCTGCAAAGCTGGCGCTGGACAGGGGTTACCGCGTGAGCCTTCAAACGCATCTGCTCGCTGGGGTGGAGTAGTGAATCCAGCAATGAAGAGGCTGGAGGGTGCACACCTTCGTGCACTGCGGTGGATACGGGATGCGGACGGACCCGTAACCAAGCAAAGGTTCTTTCGCGTGCACAGTGCAGTAGGTCCCGTAGGAGTAGAGCACTTGTGGAACGTCATCCTCTACGCAGACTGGATTCACGTAGATGGCAAGGGCAAGGTCACTGTCACGCCTGAGGGTCGATCTAAGGTCACCCTCAACCTAAAGAGGAGAGCAAATGTCTGAGGGTCTTGCAGGATCACTCCAAGACAGCGTAGCGGTGCTCGCTGTGTTCAGCGACAAGAGCGCCCCCATCGTGAGGGCGAGCGTTGACGTGTCACTGTTCACCAGCCGCGTCTACCGCGACATCATCTCACGCGCCTACGCTTTTCTTGACACTTACAAGACGCCTCCCAAGGAGCACATTGCGGATGAACTAGAAGACCTGCTCACGAGGGGTGGGGAGCACGGCGAGCTGATGGGGGCGGTGCTCAAAGAGTTGAACAGCCTGTGGACCGATAAGGAACGGGGGTTCAATGAAGAATACGTGAGGGCCGACCTCGAGCGCTTCATTCGTCAGCAGTCGTTGAAGGTCGGGATCGTGGAAGCGCACGCATCCATCATGGCAGGAGACCTCGATGGTGCAGAGAAAGCGCTGTCCAACGCCATGCGGGCTCGCAGCGCCAACTTCACGCCAGGGATCACGTTGAAGGAGGCTGTCAATCTCTTGTCCTCCCCCGATGTGTTCCGGGACACTTTGATCCTAGGCATCAAGGAGCTAGACAGAAAACATCTCGGCCCTGCGAAAAAAGAGCTTCACCTCTTCATCGCACCTCCGAAGGGCGGGAAGAGCTGGTGGCTGACACACTGCACGAAGCAAGCGATCCGTGTCAACAGGTGGAGAGGGGTCTACGTCACCCTTGAGCTTTCCGATCCTCTCGTTGGAAGGCGAATGTTGCAATCGCTCTTCAGTCTCAAAACAAGTAACGACAAAGTAGTCACCCACCCGAAGTTTGTTTTTGACGACGAGACGCGGGCGCTAATCAGCATCGACACGGTGGAGTCCCCGAACGTTGCCAGCATCGAGGAGTCGGCTTCCGTTCCTCAGTATGCAAAAAAGGTGGACGAGCTTAGGATCAATGGTCGCCTGCTAATCAAAAGCTTCCCCACCGGAAGTCTGACTGTGCACGGGCTTGAGGCCTACCTCAACCTGTTGGACAGTGTGCACAAGTTCGTACCAGACTTCGTGTGCCTGGACTACGCTGACCTGATGAAACTCGATTCCTCTAACTACCGTCTAGTTCTAGGTGAGCTTTACAAGGATCTGCGCGGGCTGGCGGTGGAAAGGAACTTCGCCCTCATTACCGCTTCCCAGTCAAACCGTGAGGGAGCGAGCGCCCGTTTGCTGAGAGCGACGAATGTGGCAGAGGACTATAGCAAGATCGGCACGGCAGATTGTGTGTTGACCTACAGTGCCACGGCGCAGGAAAGCCGCCGTGGGCTGGCACGCCTGTACGTGGCAGCGGGACGGGTGGCGGAGGACAAGTTCACTGTCGTCCTTGCCCAGTCCTATGCGAGTGGACAGTTCGCGTTGGCGTCCTTCGGGATGCAGCAAGAGTATTGGACCTTCGTGCCGAAAGAGGACGACGAAGAAGGGAGTGCTGACGAATGACAACCATAGGAGGAACTGAAAGTGAGAATAGAAAACTGGTCGATTGGATTCGCTCAACAGGACCCGTACAAGGCGCCTGAGCTGCATTCGCCACGCCTGAGCGGCAACGTGTATGGACACCCGAAGTTTGATGATGGAACGTTCATTACCACTTCTACGGTCACTGGAAACGGTGACGGTTGTCTCTTCACGCGAACAGGCTCACGCTACGATCTTGGTGACCCTCATCCAGACTACGAAGCAGCCTATCCAAACGCGAAGCAGCGCGCGTTGGCAAGACCCCCCGGTGCCGCGTTCAGGGCAAGCGTAAGTAGAGGCCATGGTGCCTAGATTTCAGCGTCCTCGCTACCAGCGCGCCCTGCTCGATCCAAAAGCAGTCAAAGCGTTCTACGAAAGAGAGCTGGACGACTGGACATGGATGAAGGAAGTCCCGCGTACGGAGCTTCTGCGCCTGTTGCCTAAGGGGTTCAAGTTCGTGACCGAGCCCCACACCCATCAACTCGTCTGCACGGTGCTAGGTATGAAAGTACCTCGCTTCCTCTTCTCCCTGGACATGGGCACAGGAAAGACGAAAATTATCCTCGACCTCATCCGCCTGCGCAAGCACCAAAAAGAATTGAGCAGTGCCCTTATTGCGGTGCCGTACTTAATCAACCTTGAGTCTTGGCAAAACCAGTTGACCACGCACGCCCCCGACCTTTCCTTCACCGTGCTAGAGGGCAGCAAAGGCAAGCGGCAAGAGTTGTTGGAAGAAGCTCCCACCGATGTCTACCTAATCAACTACGCAGGGCTTCCCGTCTACATGGCCCAAGCAACGCGGAAGACGAAGAAGGGAAACACGAAAAGGGCTATGGTGTACGAGGATGCAGAAGCGTTCAGTGAGCGCTTCAGCTTTCTAGCCCTTGATGAGTGCCACATCGGCCTCAGCAGCGTGAAGTCTCTACAGTACCAACTCACCCGCATGCTCAGTTGGCGTGCGGAGTGCTGCTACGGCACGACAGGGACCCCGATGGGAAGGGACCCTGAAAAGTTCTGGCCCCAGATGCACGTCATCGACATGGGTGAGACGCTAGGAAGTTCCCTTGCAATGTTCCACGCAGCATTCTTCAAGGAGAAGGAAAACCGCTGGGCCTACTCCGGATTCGAATACGTCTTCGACAACAGGAAGAAGCTGCATCTGCACCAAACCCTGCGCCACCGCAGCCTGCGCTACACGGACGTAGAAATTTCGGACATGCCCGCTGTCACCTACGTCCGCCTGCCCGCGCACATGACCGCAGCACAGGTGAAACGCAATGAGGAGATCATCAAGCAAGCAAGAGAGGCAGCGCTAGCGGGAGAGCCGCCCACCGCGCCCTTCATCCGTCAACGGCAGACGGCAGCAGGGTTCATTGCGGTGAAGGGTGAGGATGATGTTCGCCTTGAGGTCGCGTTTCATCCCAACCCAAAGATCAACGTGCTGGAACAGTTTCTTGGGGAACTGGACGAGAAGGAGAAGCTCGTCATCTTCCACAGCTACGTCTACAGCGGTGAACTGATCCGTGAACTGTTGAACAAGCTGAAGATCACTCACAGTGGGGTAGGTCACGGCTACAAGGAACCTGCGCTTCAATTGCGCCGATTCATCGCGGACCCTGCGGTGAGGGTGTTCGTGGCGAACTGTGGGGCAGGGGGCACGGGGGTGGATGGCTTGCAAAAGGTCTGCCGCTACGCGCTCTTCTATGAAAGCCCCGTCGGCCCCTCCCAACGCAAGCAAGCGGAAAAGAGGCTGCACAGGGAAGGCCAACGGGGCACCGTACATATTTACGACATCGTGGCACAAGGCACCCGCATCGATCAACGGGTGCTCGATAGCATTGCGGAGGGGAAAGACCTTTTCGAAAGCATCGTCAATGGTAAGGAACGAATTGAGTAGAGCCCTCTATGGTGGTGAACAGCCGTCAGGCAAATGGGAGGACGCTTCCATACGGCGCATTCATCACAGCGGTGCCACCACCATAGAGGGCTCACAGCAAAGGAGAAAGCAATGAAAACCTATTTCGATGTTCCAGACATACCACGAGGAAACTTATGCGAGACGATGCCGGAATAAAGTGGCTGACCGCTGCGCGGTTGATTGAACTGTTGACAACAATGCCTGCTGACAGCCGGGTGATGCCCAACGCCGTAGGGAATATGGTGGTCCTTGATGCGACCGGAGAAACAATGATCGCCTACGTTGACTTCAGCGGCGATGGTGAGGTGAATCGGGATGACGAAGTTTGACGCTGCTAAGGAGTGACCGTGGACACCGAAGGTAAGCAAACCCCGCTATCGACTCTTCCTTCCTGCCGTCGCTGCGCCCATCTGCATCAGGAGCACGAATGTTGGGAGATGCCGCACATCACTTGGTGGGAGTGCTCCAAGCGACCGGGGTTCACGAACCTTCCGTCCTTTCCGTTCTTTCACACCAAGTGCAAGAGCTTCCTACTCTCTGAAGAGACATTGGACAGGACAAACGGATGACGAAGTTTGACTGGAAAAGGTTCTGCCTTGAGTACAACGTTCCTTTCGTCGAGCGAGGAGCGAACGTCTCGCAAGGTAACATCAACTGCACATGCCCCTACTGTGACGATCCCTCCGAACACCTAGGCTTATCGCTTGACGTGAAGGCCCCCAGTTGGGGCTGCTGGCGCTGCAAAGCTGGGGGGAGGTCCCCTCTGCGTCTTGTGTGCAAGCTATCGGGGGCGACGCTCCCTGAAGCGATGCAAATTGTTGCACTGCACAATAAAACTTCTCCTGACGAGTTCGAACGCCTGCTAGAGCCCGTCCAGCAAGCCCCGAAATCGGCCTCTAGCGCTGCGCTGACGCTCCCAGCAGGGTGTAGAGCACTGAATGACGGGAGCGCGGGAGCGCAGCGCTTTCTAGACTACCTCAGGCAGCGAGGATTTCAGGGGGAGGAACGGCGCCTAGCGGAGGAATACGCTCTGCACTACGCGATAGTCGGTGAGCAGGCGTGGCGCGTAATTTTACCGGTCTATCAATACGGGAAACTGAAAGCCTGGACAGGGAGGTCAATCCATGCCCAATCCACGCTACGCTACAAGGCTGATTGGAAGGGTACGATCAAGGAGTGTCTTGCCAATACCGATGCTCTGTTGAAGGGCACACATAAGGAAGAGGTACTGGTGGTGGCAGAAGGTCCGATGGACTTCTTGAAGCTCGACTTCTACGGGCGCGGTCATGGCTTGCGTGCAACATGCACCTTCGGCACGGCCTGGAGCCTGATTCAAGTGAGCAAGCTCCTACCCATCGTGCATAGGTTCAGACGCACGGTGGTGCTTTACGACAGAGAGGCGTACATGGAAGGGGCAAGGTTGGCGGAAGAGGTGAAGGTATTCACGCACTGCGATGTGCAGGCGATGGAAATGAGGGGAGCAAAGGACCCCGGGGACTTGACTCCTCAGGGCGTTGCACGACTGGCAAAGGAGTTGATATGAAGCTCAAGAAGGCGGCGAACACGATCCATGGCTACTCCCGCGCCGAAGTCGATACCTTTGGTGAGGAGAGGCTGTGGCAAGAATTCGGCTTGCACCGTGGCGTGCTTGAAGAAGGGCGCTACTTCTTCCTCGGGAGCAAAGGGATGGTAGGGGCGCTGTCCGGACAATACCGCATGCTCTTCCACCCCAACTGCGTCTCCCCCGAAGTGCTTGCCAAGATGGACCCCAAAGCATCTCTTCAGGGACCTGTGCTTGGGGGACGAGCGAGCCCAGATGTTCGCTCTGCGTATCAAGCCTATGTGGAGCCCGTGAGGGCATACCTCAACAGCGACCACCTCCCGAGACCTAGGCTCAAGCTCAAAACCAAACCTAAGCTAAACTTCGCAGACAATCCCGGTGTAGGACAAGAACCAGTGCCCACCAAGCCCAAGATCAAGTTTCGCCTCCCCATCAAAGAAAGGACAGCATGAACTTCGCACCCTTCAAGGACACAGCAGGACGCATTCGTCTTATCGTCGCTTTCCGTGCCATCTTCACGAAACGGGACTCGGAGATGACGAACTGGACGCACGCTGAGCGTTACCTAATGCGGGTGACCGCCCTCAGTGGTGGTGTCTTCAGTGACGAGGTCGCGGCAGTGGCGTTGGCTACGGCGATGGACATCGCAAAGTTTGAGGGGGATGTAGCGTGACGCTCACCTCGACAAAGACGTTTTGGAATTTCCCCTGCGCCCACCGTCAGTGGCGGCACAAGGGCAACTGCAAAGTCATCCACGGCTATTCGCGCAGCTTCAGGTTCCT